CATGAGGATTTTTCTTATGCTTCTTTCAGCGAGGGAGAGAAGATGAGAATCGACTTAGCACTTCTGTTTACATGGAGAGAAGTTGCTAGAATGAAGAATTCAGTTAATACAAATTTACTAATTATGGATGAGGTATTTGATAGTTCATTAGATGGTATGGGAACAGATGAATTTCTTAAAATTATTAAATATGTTATAACAGATGCAAACATTTTCGTTATATCTCATAAAACTGGGATGGAGGACAGATTTGATAGTGTCCTAAGATTTGAGAAAGTTAAAGGATTCTCGCGTATACTAGATTCATGAATACAGAAGCTCCACCAGAATGGTCCAAAGGACCAGTAAGAAGACCGGTTGATATGAGTGATTCCTTTAGAAGGGAAGGATGGGAGTACTGTAGGGTTCTTATTACAGATCCCCGAAGCGATGTATACCTGAGGCAATGCCGTGAACGTTCCAAATTGGAGACACCACAGCAAGAAGGAGGCGAAGAGGAGACTTAAACCTCAAGCACTCCGTAGCGCAAGAGAAAGACGTAGACACTTGATAAAGAGTCTACTAAAGACCTCCGAGACCCCTCGGAGGTTTTATAATATATGCATACCAAACAAAACAGATGGCAGTTCAACAAGAAATCAAATCCCATCTTGCCAAGTTGCTTGCTACTGAGGATATTGTAGTAGAGCATAAAAATGTCTCTAGTGCTCAGTTTAATGTCCGTACACGGGTTCTAATTCTTCCTTTGTGGGAAAAGGCAAGTAATACAGTATATGACATGCTGGTGGGACATGAAGTAGGACATGCACTTTTTACTCCTGATGAGGATTGGTGGCTAGATCATGATATTCCTCAGCAGTTTGTGAATGTAGTAGAGGATGCGCGAATTGAAAAGTTGATGAAGCGTAAATATATGGGACTTGCCAAAAGTTTCTATAAAGGATATAGTGAGTTACATGATAAAGATTTTTTTGAATTAGATGGTCAAGATATTAATAGTCTTAATCTTGCTGATCGGGCTAATTTACACTTTAAACTTTGTTCGATCCTTCCTGTATCTTTTTCGTCTACTGAAAAACCGATTATCGATTTAATCCAAAATGTCGAGACCTTTACTGAAACCTTATCAGCAGCAGAAGCGTTATATAATTTCTGCAAGCAGGAATCCAAAAAGGACTCCAAAGAAAAGGAACAGCAAGCTAAGATGGATTTTAAGCAAGACCTTGAAGATTCTGGGTCTGTTGATGTTGGCGACGATATTGATAATCAGTCTTCCGTTTCTGACACTCCTTGCAGTGATGCTATGGAAGATAGGAGCAGCAGTGATATTGATACTTCTGGGAGCCTTCCTTCTGATGTTACTGTAGAGACTGTTGATAAATTAGAAAGTAAATTACAAGATCTTGTTAATACAGAGGGAGTAGAGAATGTTTATGTGGAAATTCCTAAGGTAAATTTAGATAGTATAATAGTTTCTAATCAAGAAGTGCATAAAGAGATTGATACTTCTTTTAATGAACAGCAGAGTAAGTTTAAATATGGTCTTTTTCATGAAGTAGATGATGAGTATGATCAATTTAAGCAAGATGCTCAAAAGGAAGTAAGTTATCTTGTTAAAGAATTTGAATGTAAAAAATCTGCTAATGCTTATGCTCGTGCTACTACAAGTCGTACTGGGGTTCTTGACATGGAGAAACTTCAGACATATAAATTCAATGAAGACCTTTTTAAGAAGATAACTGTACTCCCTGATGGTAAAAATCATGGTTTAGTTTTTATCTTAGATTGGTCTGGGTCTATGCAATATGTTCTTCAAGATACTCTGAAGCAACTTTATAATTTGATGTGGTTTTGTAAGAAAGTACAGATTCCGTTTGAGGTATATGCTTTCACTCATGAGTGGTCTAGACCAGATAGATATCAATTAAAATCGCATTATGAGAAGAAGGAGGGTGTATTTAAGATTGATGAGGAATTCAATTTGATGAATCTTTTTACTAGTAAAGTAAATGGTACAACATTAGAGCATCAAATGATAAACATCTGGCGTCTTGCTCAGTGCTTTAGGGTAAGTTCTTTGTATACTTATCCTGAACGTTTGATTCTTTCGGGTACTCCTTTAAATGAATCTTTTATATGTCTTCATCAGATTCTTCCTCAATTCCAGAAAGAGAATGGGGTTGAGAAAGTGCAGTGTATTGTATTGACTGATGGTGAAGCAAATGGACTTCCTTATCATGTAACAGTTCAGCGTAATTGGGAGTCAAATCCTTATCTTGGGTGTCGTAATATTCATCCCAATAAGTGTTTTTTGCGTGATCGTAAGTTAGGGAAGATTTACAAGTTTGATTATAATTGGCATCAATTTGCAGATGTTATGCTTAGTAATCTGAAAGATAATTTTCCATCAGTAAATTTTATTGGTATTAGGGTTCTTGCTAATCGTGATGCAAAAAGTTTTATTAGGTTGTATTATCCTGGAGGAAATGATAGAATTCAAATGGATTGGAAAAAATCAAAGAGTTTTGTAATTAAAAACTCTGGGTATGATGCCTACTTTGCAATGTCCTCTACCACTTTAGCCCAGGATGCTGAGTTTGATGTTGATGAGGATGCAACCAAAGCCCAAATCAAAAGGGCATTTGTGAAATCTCTTAAAACTAAGAAACTTAATAAAAAGGTTCTTGGTGAATTTATCTCCTTGGTAGCATGAATATTTTTGTTACACATCCTGACCCTCTGAGGTCAGCAGTTGTATTACCAGATAAACATGTGGTTAAGATGCCTTTAGAGACTACACAGATGGTTAGTCTGTTGTTTTCTCCGTGGTATTATGATTGGGGTAAGGTCTTTAAGAAGGATGGTACTCCATACGATACTACTAAAGGAGCATTTCGCAATCACCCATGTACCAAATGGGCTGCTGAGAGTATGTACCATACTGCTTGGTTAATCCAGCACGGATGCTCGTTGGTTCATGAGTATTGGTATAGGTATGGTAAGATCCATGCTTGTTCTAAACCTTTGTTTGAGGCAAAAAAAACTTTTCATAATATGACAGGAGAAGTTATTCTATGCCATTCTATGGTAGAATCATTTACTCGTGCAATGCCTAATGAGCTTAAACATAACACAAGCATTGACACTTTTACTGCTTACAAAAATTACCTTAGCAGCAAACCTTGGGTTGCATCTAATTATCTTCGTAAGCCATCCAGAAAACCAGATTGGATCTAATTAATTATGTGTATTTACAATGATTGTAAGATCGTTATCGATCTTAATAAATTGGTCCAAGCGAGACCATGTGGAGTAGATTTAGCAGCAGAGCACGTAGATAATATTGCGAATGATTTGAGAAGAAGAATGACTTTTGATACTCTCTTTGAGCAAGTAGATAGGGCTATTTGGGATTATGCAGATGAGTGTGGTATTGATTTAGCAGATAGTGAAGAGTGTAGGGAGTTTGGATTCCAGATTCCTCAGTATGGTGAGATACAACCTGAACCTGGACGTGAGGCTTGGTTGAATCAGATAGAAAAGAATAAAAAAGAATTTGAGATGGTAGATTTGGAAGGTGGATCTTGGACTATTCAGGTGCCTAGAAGAAAGAATAAAAAATAAATATTTGTATGGAAAAATCGTATGACGACTCCAATTGGAGAGAAGAGTATAAAGGGTACACTTCTAGCAGGTATGAGTTAGATCTCTTAGAGAATGGTCCTAAGAGTCTTTCTCAATCGTGGATGATGGGTGCATTGCACAATAAGTGGAAGAAGATGAAAGGATATAAGGATCCTGAACCACCTGATTGTTCATCATCTTTAAAGGAATGGGAGGAGAGTATAAAAAAATATGATACTTGATATTATTGATGATGCTCTTCCACATTATGCTCAGGAAAGTATAAAAAATATTATTTTACGTCCAGATTTTCCTTGGTATTATCGTGACCGTACCGTGAAAGATTTGCCCCCATCAAGGAATAAACATCATTTTATACATTCTCTTTGGTATAATGATGCGTCCCGGCACCCAAACTTAGGTGCCGGTAATAGCAGATGCTATCAAAAGTCTCATTATTTTGAGAATGTGATGGGGTTGTTTTCTTTCCTTCCAGAATTTCAAACTCATTCATTGAATAGAGTACAATTTAATTTAAATACTCCATATAAGAGAAGATATATTGATAATATGATTCATACTGATGATGAGGATCCACATTTTATTACGTATCTTTATTATTGTATTGATTCTGATGGACCTACAACTTTTTATGGAAAGTGGAGAAAACGAAGAGTTCATCCGAAACAAGGAAGAATGGTAAGATTTTCTTCTAATACAAGACACAGTATCAATATTCCTTTTAAATATGAAAAGAGAATTGTTTTAAATATAGTATTTCAACCAGGGACACTTCAATAAGTGTCTATTCTGATAAATAAAATGTCTTTATGTCCTTTATAATAAGATCATTGAAACACACTAAATTATGTTCGAGATCAAAATGACTCGTGAAGAAATCATTGAAGGTCTGAAAGCAAACTACGGAACCGAATTTACTGCAGCAGATGTGAAAGGGTTCTGTGCTATGAATGATATTGCTTATCAGACTGTTACTAAGAAGATTGAACAGTTTAAAGTTGGTCGTGGTAAGTGGAATTTGCAAGTAACATCTAAAGTAGTTGAAGATATAGAGAAATCTTTTGCTGCACCTTCTGTTGAGCCTAAATTAGAACAGAACCTCATCCCAGCAACCGATGATACCTTCGTCCGCTTTGGTCCTTTTAGCGATATTAAGACCATTCTCAAAACCCGTATGTTCTATCCTACGTTTATCACGGGTCTTTCTGGGAATGGAAAAACCTTTGGAGTCGAGCAAGCTTGTGCTCAACTCAAGCGAGAACTGATCCGTGTCAACATCACAATCGAAACCGACGAAGATGACCTTATTGGTGGGTTTCGCCTTATTGATGGTAACACTGTATGGCATAATGGACCAGTTATCGAAGCACTGGAAAGGGGAGCTGTCCTCCTTCTAGATGAGATAGATTTAGCATCTAATAAGATTCTATGCTTACAACCTATTCTTGAAGGTAAAGGAATATTCCTCAAGAAAATTGGTAGGTTTGTTTCTCCTACACCAGGATTTAATGTAGTTGCAACTGCTAATACCAAAGGTAAGGGTTCTGATGATGGAAGATTTATAGGAACCAATGTTCTTAATGAAGCATTCTTGGAGAGGTTCCCCGTTACCTTTGAGCAGGACTATCCAGCACCAGGTATAGAGACAAAGATTTTGGGAAGAGTTGCTTCTACTTTGGGAGTAACCGATACCGATTTTTGCAAACGTCTGGTAGACTGGGGTGACATTATTCGCAAAACTTTTTATGATGGTGGAATTGATGAGATTATTAGTACTCGTCGTTTAGTTCATATTCTCCGTGCTTATGCTATTTTTGGAGATAAGATGAAAGCAATTCAAGTTTGTGTAAACAGATTTGATGATGAGACTAAGCAAGCATTTCTTGAATTGTATGATAAGGTAGATGCGACTGTTCAGTTACCTGTAGGTGAAGAATGACTATTTGGGAAAATTATATTAAAGCCCTTGAAGAAACCTTCCCTTACTTAAAAGTTAGGGAAGAGTGGGCTAGATGGGAAGCAAAGGATGCTAAATTGATAGCAAATATTCGTCGTGGTAAGCACTTTATTAAAGCAAGAGAGGCTCATATAACAGATAGTAAGTCGGATATTTATAATACTATTCTTTATCCCAAAACAGGATCTAATCTTCCTTGTTTTGGGATGGATTTAATGAAGTTTAGTGATAAGAAAGTTATTATAGTATTTGACTTCCAACATCCAGTAGAGAATTATTTGTTTTCTGTTGAAGGTTTACCGGAAGATGATGGTAAGTATCGATTTTTTGAAATGGGTAATCATTTCTCTAAAAATATATTTGTAAGATATTGTAAATCTGAAGAAGTGGATGCTTATCTATCCACTTTTAAAACTTACTTGACTACGTATAAAGATATGGTAGAATTAGAGAGACCTAATGGAACTGATACTACAGTGTATAAGGATTTTGATTCTTATATGACCAAATTGGATCCTGTTAGAGGATACTTAAAAGCGAAATTTGGTGAAGAAAAATCTGAATCATTTGTAAACGATTTCTTATTTACTTATGGTTAATGCCTGGAGTTTATTATATGAAGAACTTAATGGAACTATGAATGAGGTGTATCCAATTATGAACCAAAAAGATGATGATTATTATTATGTCAGTGCAGATCGTTCACAGACCGGCAATTTTCTTGCAGCTGAGAGTGTGAGTTTTGATTATAATTTTAATGATGATATAGTTTTTACTGGAATTGGGGATACTTCTGCTTCTACTTTTTCTAACGAACCTTTTTGGTATTCTGATGGAGGAGCTTATGATAATTATGTGAGTTCTCTATCTGGTCAAGATCGTATTACTTTGCGTACCGATGGATATCCTGGAACTATAGAGGATGCTTCAACGTTTGCTGGTCATGATACAATTAGTTTTGGGGTAGAAAAACCTCAACCAGATCTAACCCGTGAACAAACTCAAAAGTATGGTGAAGACAAAGGTATTGCCGATCTCAAGGACTATGTTTCTTCAACGTATAGTGGGCACTATACTTCCCAGAACAATAACGTCCAGACGCTTGATCTTATCCAATCCGTTGGTGATGCGGAATCCTTTTGCCGTTCTAATGCAATCAAGTATTTGAGTAGGTATGATAAGAAAGGACAAGCAAAACGTGATATACTAAAGGCAATGCACTATTGCCTGCTGTTGTACTACTTCAGTGGCCAAACTAATGAAACTCCGACCCGTGGTTATGAAACTTTCTGATAACACTCTTTCACTTCTTAAAAACTTTTCAACTATTAATCAGTCAATTTTGTTTAAGAAAGGGAATAAACTTCGCACCATTAGTGTGATGAAGAATATTCTTGCAGAAGCAACTATTGCTGAAGAATTACCTCAAGATTTTGGTATCTATGATCTTGGCCAATTTTTGAATGGTTTGGGATTGCATCATAGTCCTGAATTGGATTTTCATAATCAGGGTCATGTTGTGATTAAGGAAGGCAAGATGCGTTCCAAGTATTTCTTTGCCGATCCTAATGTTATTATAACTCCTCCAGATAAACCAATTGAACTTCCAAGTGAGGACGTATCATTTGAATTGAGTACAGATCAACTAGATAAGTTACTTAAGGCAGCAGCTATCTATCAACTTCCAGACTTATCTGTTGTTGGTGAGAATGGTGCTGTAAAACTTCTTGTTCGTGATAAGAAGAATGATACTTCCAATAGTTTTTCTATTGCTGTTGGCGATACTGAATCTGAGTTTGCTTTTAACTTTAAAGTAGAGAATATTAAGATTCTTCCTGGGACTTATGAAGTAGTGGTATCACAAAAACTTTTATCTAGATTTAGTGCTAAGAATTATGATTTGACTTATTACATAGCATTGGAACCTGATTCTACATTTGAATAATTGGGGATATCTAAAGACGATTGAGTATTTGGAAATATGATTTTTCAAGTAAGAGAGAATCATAAGGTAATAATTGAAAAATATCCTTTTTATAAATCTTTGAATAAAAGATTATTAGAGGATGCTGATGTTATTGATTATCCTTTATCATATCAAACGAATGTAATGGCAAAGTGCTCTGATTGGAGAGTTGTGAGTGAGAATACTCTTAAAATAGAATCATGGATTCTTAAACTTATTGAAAGAGAGCACTTGTGGTTTTTAGCGGGTGAACATAAACTTCATTTTTTAGATTCATTTTTTGTTAGGTATGATGAAGATGAATGGACAAAACCTCATGATCATATTCCTTCTCAATGGAGTTGGATTTATTATATTAGATGTCCCAAAGGATCTTCTCCTTTAATTTTTCCTACTAGTGGTAAAAGGATAAAACCAGAAGAAGGACAACTTGTAATTTTTCCTGCATGTGTAACGCATTGGGTCCCTAAAAATAGATGTAAGGATAGAGTGGCATTAGTTGGAAATATTGAAATGGATATGCGTTTGCGGACTGATTCAGAAAATGACCGAGTAGTTGAGGTTAATAAAAATGACATATAAAGTTGGAGGTAAAGAATTTGATGATTGGACACTTGCTCAAGATCAGGCGGTTCAATTATTGAATGATGGTCATGAATATGTTAGTATATTAGTATGGGATAAAAAACATGAGACTTGGGGGTTACTTCAAGAGTTGAATTTGGAGAGGGGTATTGTTTCTCAACAATTCAATACTCATTCTCTTGCACCTTATTACGTGAGACTTCGAAATTATGAGGGATGAATTTCTTTGGGTTGAAAAATATAGACCAAAGACGATTGAGGATTGTATTCTTCCAGCGGCAACCAAGAAGACTTTTCTTGATTTCCTAGATAAAGGAGAAGTCCCCAATCTATTGCTTGCTGGTCCTGCGGGATGTGGTAAGACTACTGTTGCTAAAGCACTTTGTAATCAATTAGGAGTCGATGTTTATGTTATCAATGGATCAGATGAAGGAAGATTTCTCGATACTGTCCGTAACTCCGCAAAGAATTTTGCTTCAACGGTATCTCTCTCCTCAGACGCGAAACATAAAGTCATTATTATTGATGAAGCTGACAACACCACTCCCGATGTACAACTCCTTCTTAGAGCCTCTATTGAGGAGTTTAGCAGAAACTGTAGGTTCATCTTCACCTGTAATTACAAGAATAAGATCATCGAACCGCTACATAGTCGTTGTGCCGTCGTTGAATTTTCTGTAAATGCAAAACAAAAACCCCAACTCCAATCAGAATTCTTCGGGAGACTTAACACTATCTTGGACACCGAGCGGTGCGAAGCTGATAAGAAAGTCCTTCTTGAACTCATCAATAAGCACTTCCCAGACTGGCGTAGGATCCTCAACGAATGTCAAAGGTATTCAGTCGGAGGGAAAATTGACAGTGGAATACTCGCCCATTTCTCAGATGTAAAAGTAAATGATCTCATTAAAAATTTCAAAGAAAAGGACTTTAAGGAAGTACGTAAATGGTGTGTCAATAACCTGGACAATGATCCTGCTGTTCTATTACGTAGGATTTACGATTCTCTTTCAGATTCCTTGGTTCCTTCCTCTATCCCTGCTGCTGTTCTTATTCTTGCTAAGTATCAGTATCAAATTGCCTTCGTCGCGGATCAAGAAATAAATTTGTTGGCATGTTTAACTGAAATTATGGTGGAGTGTGAATTCAAATGAATGAATTAACTTATAAACAAAAATACTATTTAAAAAATAAAGAGAAGCTACGTGCTCAACAGGCAGCATGGTATCAAATGAAAAAAGAAGATCCTGAATATATGGAGACGAGGAGAGCAGGTAATAGAAAGTGGTATTCTGAAAGGGGTGGTAAAGAAGTAAGGGATGCTTATAATAAAAAATATCAAGAGGATGGAAGAAAGGAAAAGAGAAGACAGAAAAGACTACAGGAAATGAAGGATAAGTTGGGTAATAAATGTGTTAAATGTGGATCAACTAAAAATCTTCAGTTTGACCATATAGATCCTAAAACTAAATGTTTTAATGTAAATCCTCAAGACTCTTGGAAAAAAACATTACCTGAATTGTATAAGTGTCAATTATTATGCCCACCATGCCATCTTAAAAAAACAATGACGGATGATCATGGTATAATAATGGAAAAGAAGTATGGTGGAGTGTGAATTCAAATGAAAATAACTCAAAAGATTATTGATGATTTAACAGTAGCATTAGCACATACTAAAAAAGATGGTACAGAGAATTGGAAAGATGGTGATGAGATTGAAGTATGTCTTGCTGGTACATTTGCAGGAGATAAATTTATTTCATTATTAAATAGAACGAAGAACCCTGTTGTTAAAGCAGAACCTCATCCCAATTACGATTATGAAAGAGGAACTTTTAAAGATGATAAAGGAGAAAGCTTACCGCAAGGGTGAGTTTAAACTTTCTTCAGGTAAGACAAGTGAGCATTATGTAAATTGTAAACCAGTAACTTTAACTGGGAGAGGACTTACTCTCACTAGTTTATTAATGTTAAAAGAAGTAAAGACTAAGGTAGTTGGAGGACTTACTTTGGGTGCTGATCCCTTGGTAAGTGGTGTCTCTTTAGTATCTGCTTTAGATGGTAGATTGATTGATGCGTTGATTATCCGTAAAGAACCCAAGGGGCACGGAACAGGCGCATGGATAGAGGGTCCATTACCACCAGAAGGAACGAAAGTGACAGTATTGGAAGATGTAGTAACAACTGGTGGTTCTGCCATAAAAGCAGCAGAGAAGTTACGTGAAGCAGGGTATGTGGTAGATTCTGTAGTGTCCATCATAGATAGACAAGAAGGTGGAAATGATGCTATGATAGAAGCAGGATTGAAACTTTATAGTTTATTCACACTCAATGATTTGTTATGATAAAAAGTAAGAAGGAAAGGAGGGCAGCTAAACTTCGTGCCCAAGTTAAATCCCGGT